CCGCTCGTGGGGCGTTACTGTACGTGGACGGCGGTATAGCTGTAGCTGTGTTAAACTTCGGCTCAGACAAAACATCATCTAACAGCACGTTTGCGGTTACTTTCCCTGCCGCGAGCGCGACTACAGCAATAATTAGGATTGAATAATGGCGCATACTACTAGTTTAGGGCTTGTAAAACCGGCAGCGGGCGAATCAGCAGGTACTTGGGGTACCCTCGTAAACACCCAACTTACCGACATGCTAGAAGAAGCTATTGCGGGCTATGTGAGCATAGAGATAACTGGCAATACTACCTTGAGTACTAATGTAACTGGGACTAGCTGCCAATCAAGACATGCAATAATTAGGCTAACTTCTGGTACTTTAGGGTCTAACTCTGACATAATCGTGCCTGACCTAGCCAAGATATGGATCATCAACAACGCTACTAGTGGCGGCCAGACGGTAACTGTAAAGACCGCTAATGACGCTGGCGTGGTTATACCTAACGGCAAAACCGCTATCCTATATTGTGACGGCGCAGATGTTAAAGAAGCAGGTACTAGCACCGCAGGCAATGCCACAATGGGTGGCACACTGGATGTTACTGGCGCGACTACTATGGCTGCTGCCGCTACTGTAGGTACTACGTTAGGTGTGACGGGTAATGTAACTGTAAACACAGACAAACTTGTTGTAACAGCCGCCACGGGTAACACTACATCCGCTGGCGTAGTAAAAGGCGCGAGTATTTCAGGATCACCCACGGTAAGTGTATCTGCTAGCGGCAACAAAGATGCCACGGCAATGACAGCACTTGTCGGACAAAGAATTATATCTACAGCTAGTGGAGACACTACGTACACTCTACCTGACGCAGCTACAGCGGCCATCCCTGTTGGCTCTACTTGGGTTATTGTTAATGCTCATGCAACGGCTGATATTACTATCGAATCTGGTGGCACTGACGATGTTATAGCCCTGTGTTCAGGTACAGCATACACTCCGGGTGACGCAAGCACTGACAGAACCATTGTGCAGGGTGGCGTAGCCGAAATCGTATGCGTACAAGCTAACCTATATGTTATCTTTGGTGGGGGCGTTAGTTAATGTCTTCTGGCGCTATAATGATGGTAGGCGGCGCATCGGGTGGGGCTAATGTCTCCACTATGACTGTGGGTGTTACTAACTCAAAGGGTCTTTTTTTCTATGGGTTTGTAGCACAACCGTTTTTTGTGCCCTCTGATGAAAGTACCCCCCAATTCGGCTCATTATCCCCTAATCACGTGACAGTTGACGGCGCTAACTACACTGTACACCGCCTCAGCACACAGAATCATACAAACGAATTCACATTTGGAGTGGCCGACCCAGACGAAAACCTATCAGCCACGTCAATTACGTCTGTAATAACAAGTTTAGGTACAGCTACTATGAGTGCGCTTACTTTCCAAAAAGTGGTAATAGAGGGCGTGAACTACGCAACGTGGGCGGGTAACGGGCAAGGCGATATATTTGGCACGACAGAAGACGCTTCTGTAGTGGTAACGTTCAATGTTTAGTACGGCAATAGTTAATACAGTTGACCTAGTGAAGTTAGAGCAGCTATACGCCGAAAACAAAGACGTTATAGATACTAATACCGGCCAAGACTTTGCAATTACAAAGAGTGCATTTACTCATGCAATAGACGGCAAACTTACCGCAGAGATAACTAAAGACGGTGAAGTTGTGGGTTACACGACTGGTAGGGTAAAGAACCAAGCGTACCACTGCACAAACGTGGTAGTAGGTAACAACAAAGCATTTATACTGTCCGGTGATTCCTTTTGTAAGGTATTACGGGATTTAGACATTACAGCCATAAAAGGGCATGTAAAGACAAACACTCCAATGTATGATTTCTTACTTGCGAGTTTTGGCAGAGAAGACTTATTTAACGCCGAAGTGGGCCTCCCTATTGAAGGGCACGACGGCATTATCATAACTTTAAACATATTGTAGAGGTAGTAATGGCAACGCAGAAGGAATTGATTGCAGAAACAATCGCGGGCATCGAAAAACATGAGGCGGAGTGCAACATTAAGTACGCCCATATTAAAGAACAGCTTAGCGATGGGTCTAAGAAGTTTATCCGCCTAGAGAACATGATCTGGGGGCTGTATGCGGTTGTTATTACTAGCGGCATTACTATTATCAGTAAACTCGTCTAACGCTCAAGAAGCGCAAGATGCTTCAGTAGGTGACTTCGGCTCTAACAACCAGCAAAGCGCCGAGAGTATTGATAATCGAACCACCACCACAGTTACACAAGAGGGCGCTGTAGTTAATACTGCGGTAGCCCCTAGCGGCTCTAGCTACAATCAGGACGTATGTGTGTTTTCTGGTAGCGCGGGCGTGCAGACGCAGATGTTTGGTATAGCCATTGGCAAGCCTGTCGTAGATCAAAATTGTGAGCGTTTAAAGCTGTCTAAGCAGCTACAAGCTCTAGGTCTAAAGGTTGCTGCCGTTAGCGTTATGTGCCAAGATCATAGGGTGTGGTGGGCTTTATTTGAATCTGGGACTCCGTGTCCTACTAACCAAGGATTAATTGGAAATGATGCGTACACGTTTTATAAACATCGCCCTGATAGGGTTCCTGATCAGCCTCTCATCTACCGTGAGAAGTCAAACAGACCTCCAAAATCATACAGCCGTCATAAATTCCCTAATAGGTGAGGAAGCAAACAATTTTATCTCCCAAATGGCCGCCAACATGGTTGACGGTACTACTACTATTGTCGATCCTAACACTGGCCAACAGTATCACGTTACCCAAGGTCAGTTGGACGCGTTCAATGACGCCTATTCTTTGGCACTCTCCGAGTCCACTCAAGAGCACCTTACTTCTTTGCTGATTCAAGATCAGATTATCGGCCAGCAAATAGAATTTGAAGAGCAGAAAAATGCAATGGTCGGCGAAGCTGAGAAGATGGCTGCGGTAACAGCTATTGCAGCAGAGATTGAAGTTGCCGACGAGTCAACCAAGATCGGTATGGAGAAGTACGCTACTGATAACGACCTACGCGAAATCAAGCAAGAAACGCGAGATACCTACGCTGCGAGTATAGAAGGCATGGTAGTAGCATCACGAACGAAGAATATGCTTGAACAGTACGAAGGTGCGATAATTGAAGCGACCACGTTTAGCACACAGGCATCCGGTACTGTTCAGGCATTTTATGATAATGCTACAGTGGGCATTGATGACCTATATGTAAACCAACTCAACTTAGTTTGGAATGGTATAACTGTGGGCGTAGAGAATGAATTTTGGTCAAGCAATTTAAACGTAGAGCAGGGTTACTTTCCCGACCCCGGACTTGAGGTATTTCCATAATGAACGCAGAACAGATAAGCACGTGGATAGGCATAGCAGGCGCTCTAGGCGGTGTCGCTATGACTTTTGCTACAATGGAAGAGAAGGTGGCTCAACTAGAAGGTTCTATGGCAGAACTGTATAATGTTGAGGAAATCCGCGTTATGGAACGTAGATTAACTACACTTGAAGTTACACAGTCTAACAGCGATATAGGCCGTATATCGGCTACTATTGCTACAATACAAGCGGAGATAACCAATGCTAACCAAACTATTAAACGACTTGAAAGCACTATTAGCGGGCTTCAAAACCAAGATACAAGCGAAATCGAAAGCGGCGTCAGCGTTAATAAAAGCCGAATTAGCAATCTTCAAAGCACGATTGAAAGGCTTGAAGGGCAAATTGCGCGCCTTGGTTCGAGACTAAGTAACTTAAACAATAACCCACTGGGATAAGGGCCATGCGTAAACGTACTTCAGGACTAACTAAGCGGCAGAAAACAACGCTAGAAAAGCATAAAGAGCACCATACAGCAAAGCATATGGCTTTTATGCGTAAAGAAATGAAGAATGGTAAGAGTTTTTCAGCTTCACATAAACTAGCTATGCAAAAAGTAGGTAAGTAAAATGAATTTTAAAGCTATTAAAGGCTTAATTGGGGCGGTTGCTCCTACACTTGGTACGGCACTAGCTGGCCCTCTTGGGGGCACTGCGGCGTCTGCAATTGCATCTGTACTAGGTTGTAAGTCAGACGCTAAGTCTATCGAGACAGCGATGCAATCTGCCACACCTGAGCAGCTTGTTGAGATTAAAAAGGCCGAGTTAGACTTCGAGAAGAAGATGGCAGAGCTAGAAGTCGATGTATTTGCTTTGGAGGCTCAAGATGTCAAAGATGCGAGACAGGCACACAAAGGTGATTGGACGCCGAGAATCGTTGCTCTTGTCGCTCTGGTGGGGTTTGTTGGGTATATTTTTCTTGTTACTATCCAGCCACCTGATGCTAATAGCGATACTATAGTAAGCCTGATACTGGGCTATATGGGGGGTGTAGTATCTGCCATAACTTCTTTTTACTTCGGTGCGAGTCATAAACCAGATGAGTAACTTTAAATACTTTAAGATCGAAGAGTTCGATTGCCAAGAGACTGGCGAGAATGACATGCAGGACGAATTCATCCATGCGTTAGACGCGCTACGTGAGGCGGCAGGGTTTGCCTTTACAATTACTTCTGGCTACAGAAGCCCTAAGCATTCCATTGAAGCTAAGAAAGCAGAGCCGGGGATGCACAGTAAAGGCATTGCCGCAGACATACGAGTTAGCAGCGGTGCGCAAAGATTCTTATTAGCCAAACTAGCATTCGAGTTAGGGTTTAGTGGTATTGGTATCGCTAAGACTTTTGTTCACGTAGACACACGTAGTACTGTACCTGTGCTGTGGACTTATTAAGAGGTAACAATGCCATTAAGCAAGTTAGAACTAAAACCCGGTGTAAACAAAGAAGGTACTCGATACAGTACTGAGGGTGGATGGCACGACTCCGACAAAGTACGGTTCCGTAAAGGTTTGCCGGAAAAGATCGGTGGGTGGGTGCGCCTGTCTAACAACGTGTTTAACGGCATATCTCGCTCTATCCATAGCTGGCGTACTTTAGCTAGTAAGTTGTACGTAGGTGTTGGCACGAACACTAAGTTCTATGTAGAGTCTGGTGGTGAGTACAACGACGTTACTCCGCTCCGCCAAGGTTCTGCGACAGTGAAAACCGCCATAAGCGCAGCCAATACGGTACTTATTGAAAATTTAGTAGGTGACATTCGTACAGGTATGACTGTTACTGGTACAGATACAGACAGTAACTCGTTTACACAGATCGTAACAGCGGCCTCAACAACACAAATAACGTTCGCGGGCACTGCTGAAACCCTCGCTGTAGGGGCTATATTACACTTTAAGGCAGTTGTAACTCTACCCGATGACCCCATTGTTACCACTTCAAATTCTACTACTGTACGCGTAATAGACACTAATGGTGGGTACAGTAATGGCGATTTTGTAACGCTTGGCGGTACAGCGGAAACAACAAACGGGGTAACTACCGCCCTATTAAGCAATGAATTCCAAATATCGTATAACGCGTCACAACAAGCTACAGCAGACGTTAATGGTAGTGCAGGCAGTAGTGACGAGCTTGACATAGACGGGCAAGATGGCACCATAGCTATTGGTATGACCATGACAGGGGACGGAGTTAGCGCTGGGGTATACGTAAAAGCTGTCTCTGGTGGCAGCTTTAGCCAAAATAAAATACAGCTTAGCCAAGCGCAAAACTTAACTAACGACAAAGTTATGACGTTTGCGTACACCGATTCCTACACCATAACCTTATCTAGTGCTGCCGGTGCTAGCCCTGCTGCTACTCCTGCGGGTGGTAACGCGATTACAGCCACTTACCAGATAAACTCAGGTGATGAAGTCCAGACTGCCACAAATGGCTGGGGCGGAGGTGAATGGAGTGGTGGTGTATGGGGTACGGGGCTTACCACTGAAACTAACATACGTTTGTGGAGTCAGGCTAACTTCGGTGAAGACCTCATTATGAATTACAGGGGCGGGCCACTATTCTATTGGGATGGTGACGGTAGCTTGTCTACACGTGCTGTCTTGTTATCAAGTAGAGTTAACTCACTTAGTGTACCTGCTGTAGCTAACAGGGTACTGGTATCAGACATTAGCCGGTTCGTGTTCTGTTTAGGTACGACAGCGTATTTAGACACTACAAACACATTAGACCCGTTACTAGTGCGCTGGTCAGACCAAGAAGACGCTGGTGATTGGGCACCTACTGAGATAAACGTAGCGGGTAGCTTACGCCTATCTAGGGGTGGCGAGATTATAACGGGCATACAAGCCCGCCAAGAGATACTTATCTGGACAGATGCCGCCTTATACGCGCTACAGCTACTCGGTTTAGAGGGTTGGGGTGCGCAAATAGTAGGTGAAAACGTGTCTATATGCGGCCCAAATGCCGTGTCTTACGCCAATGGTATAGCGTTTTGGATGGGTAAAGACAAGTTTTATACCTATGATGGCAACGTAAAACCACTACCTTGTACGCTGCACAGGCACGTATTCGAGGACTTTGAGATTTCACAGTCACAGCAAGTGACCTCTGGTACTAACGAAGAGTTTAATGAAATCTGGTGGTTCTACCCCAGCACAGAATCTACAACCAATGACCTATACGTGGTGTACAACTACTTAGAAAACATATGGTATCACGGCACTATGGCGCGTACCGCATGGGAGAACTCGGGCATACGTAGCTACCCATTAGCCGCTACATACACTAAAAACCTCGTAGACCACGAAATTGGCGTAGATGATAGCGAAACTACCACTACAACGGCTATAACTGCCTCTATTACGTCTTCTGAGTTCGACCTACAAGATGGGCACCAATTCGCCTTTGTATGGCGTATGTTGCCAGATATTACGTTCCAAGGGTCTACACAAGGCTCTCCTAGTGTGGATATTACTTTAAACCCGTTAGACAGCTCTGGCTCTGGATATAACACTCCAACGTCAGAAGGTGGCAGTAACACAGGCACAATAGTACAAGGGACTACGGTTACTGTAGAACCTTACACCACACACATAAACACGCGCTTACGTGGCAGACAAATGTCTATGAAAGTAGAGTCTACTAACCTTGGCGTTAAGTGGCAGTTAGGGTACCCCCGCATTGATATGCGCCCAGATGGAAGACGCTAATGGCTAACAACGTCAAGTTTAAAGCCCCAGCTCTGCCGATACCGCCTGCACAGTACAATCAGAGCCTGTACCAACGCACGTTTAGCATACTACGCTTGTACTTTAATCAGCTAGATGAGTACCTGCGCCAAGACCTAGGCGACACTACTATCAATGGTGATCTTACTGTTACAGGTGGGGTTACTGCTACTACGTTAACAGGCACGCTACAAACAGCCGCCCAGACTAACATTACGTCTGTGGGCACGTTAAGCGGATTAACTACAGGCGCTACTACAGTTAACGGTGCTTTGACAGTTAATAATGATGTAATGGAAGTTGTAAGTACTGATGCAGGTGCTACAGCAAAGCCTGTCCTAAAACTAACCAGAAACTCTAGCTCTCCTGCGGATAACGACGTGTTGGGTGCAGTGGAGTTCCATGGCGAAAATTCCGCAGGTACAGACGTAGTGTACGGGGCGATGGACTGCGTTATAGTAGACGAGGGTACAGGGGTTAGTGGTAACTATGTAAAAGGGCAAATACGGTTTTCAACAGCGAAGGGTTCAAATACCGGCTTTAGCCCATTAGAGGAACCGTCGCTAACTATAGATTCTACTGGGATATACATAGGGAACGTAAACGCTACAGGCTCAACTACACCTTTTCTAAGCCACTACCATTTATATAAGCAACAGGGGTTTAAATCATTTAGTAACTCAAAAACCTATAACACATTAGTGACGTTTGACGAACCGACAGCGGACAGATCAATAAAGATTCCTGACGTTGGAGGTACAGTTATAGTTGCAGGGATGGCTGGGGGCGATATTAACGGTGGCGGGGGTATAAGTAGCCCTAAAACGGCGTGGAGCCTTGCAGAGTTTAAAGCAAACCCTAACGTCCTTTACACGCATTACAACGCTTCTAATAGCAATGATTTAGTAGTAGCCGTCCCCTTTGCAGGGGTAGATATTGCCACTGAAAAATACGGTACTCGTTATATATTTGTTAACACCTCAACCGCAGGTTCAGAAATTGTAATTGATTTAGACGGGTTTACTTTTAGTGGCACACAATACTACTCAACTATTAAATATGATGGCGGGACTAACGCTATTATTACAAGCGCGTCCAGTAACTTAGTAGTCGCTGCGGGGGGTAC